CGTCCAACATCGATCAATATGCTCAAAATGACGGGATTTGCGTTGTTCTCAACGCGGCGTCAGGAGGAAATCACGCGGATTCAATGGACGGACCTGGATGAGGTCGGTCAGCGGGTGCTGGTGCGCGACATGAAAAACCCTGGGCAGAAGATCGGCAACGACGTCTGGTGCCATTTACCGCCGGAAGCTTGGGCCATTCTCCAAACCATGCCGAGGGCGCTGCCTGAGATATTTCCGTACAGTGCGGAGTCTGTATCCACTTCGTGGACCAGGGCGTGTCAGATAGTTGGCATTAAGGATTTGCACTTTCATGACCTTCGCCACGAGGGCGTCAGCCGGCTTTTCGAAATGGACTGGGACATTCCTCGGGTAGCGAGCGTGTCGGGGCATCGAGATTGGAACTCCATGCGGCGATACACCCATCTACGTGGTCGAGGTGATGTATATGCGAAATGGGAATGGTTTGAAAAAGTCCTGCAGGCGCCCGTAAACCTGGGCGCCAGACCGCTGAAGTGAATCAGCTACTGCGTGGCGCGCTGTTTAACTGATTGCTTTCTTTGAGGGCCGCGGCGCGTTGAGCGTCCAGGTACTCGGACAGGTCTGTGATATGAATTCCCTTTGCGCTCTTTTGGCTCGGCTCCATGCGCGTAATGGGGATTTTTATTTGTCCGGCACCGACCTTGCGCTGAAACATATCCGTGGTGAGGTGGGTGAAATAGTCCCTACAAATTCGATCTAAGGGAATCACAACCTGACCATCGTATTGGGCCATTAGGACAAACAGCGTTTTCATAGTGTTGCTCCTACTGCGGAAGTTGGTGTGGTCAGCAGTTGGGCAACAACAGCGGCCTCTCGGGCGCTTATATCTCCAAGTACCTGGGCCATAGTGGTTAGGCATTCAAGGCGGATCCGTGAATCAGCTGACTTCCGTACCTGGTACTCAAACAACGCTGTACCAACAATCCGGATCGCCATTAAATGTCTTCTCGACTGGGCTCCGTCATTGCTCGATGTGTTAGCGTTTGGCTCGCTGCTGCTTGGGTTCTGTGCTTGCACGGTATTGCCCTCAAGTGGTGGTTGGTGTCGAGGAGCTGCAACTCCTCGGCACCGCTCTCATTACCGGCTTTCACCGGCCTCTGTTTCTGGTGCTTGGTTATCACGCAGCTTGGAAAATCCAACACCGCACGGTTTTCGGTTTGTTGGCAGCATCGGTATCCCATGCCGAGCAGACGTTTCGGTTGGTCTCCACGAACTTGGGACACTTGCTGGTTTTGAGGTGGCGCTTGAGCTCAGTCAGGTCTGGGACCTTCTGGCGTTTCTCTGCGGCTTCCTTAGCGAAGTCGTTGAGGTTCACTGCGATCAGGCCGTCATTGCGCGAATGGTTAAGTCCACCTGCAGTGCTGTTCAGGTACTCGTATAGCTCCCAGAACTCGACGACGATGGGGTGATCAGCGTTGATCGCCAGCTGGCGCTCCTTGGCCATGCTCTGGATCTCGTCGTGGGCTGCGTCCACCTGGTGCTTTTTCAGCGGGACAACGTGCACCAGGGCATCGACTAGGGCGTGCAGTTGGGCGTGATTCTTCGCGATCCGCACTGTGCGAATCTCGGGCAGGGCCAGCAGCTGCTGTTCGTATTTGGGACCCTTTTCGCGGACGGTCTCCATCACCTTGCTTTCCATCATAGTTGCCTTGACCAGGAAGCCGCTGACGCGGTCGACGGGCATACGCTCGAGCTTTTCCACTAGCAATTTGGTTTGTGGCGTCTGCCCGTCTTTCGTCATTGCGATGTGCACCAGGCGTTGCAGAATGGGTTCGGAAGCGTTCACCGCATGGTTCTGTCCAATGACCACAGCACCACGGAAAGGAGGCTCTCGGGTGTCGTTGCCGTTATTCTTCACACCGGTGGAGCGCACGCTGCGGCCGTTGTAGGCGGTTTTCAATTCGTCCCAGTCGTACTGTTTTGTTTGGCTACCATCGGTTTTTTCCCGCTCTGATTCGATCAGCACCACCGGCAAATTGCCGACCTGGGCGAAGTTACGTGCTCGAGCAACTGGAGTGCCCTTGGTTGGGTCGAAACCCTCGTAGTCGATACGACCGCAGAGCTTCCATAGGAACTCGATCAGCGTGGACTTACCGGCGCCTGGCTCACCGATGATCTCCATAAAGGGGTAGCTTTTCTGGTGCTGCCGGATCTGCTCGGCGAACAGCGAGCCGAACCAGAATGCGAGTGCGACCAGGCCCTTAGCACCGAAGCATTGCCAGATGATGTCTAGCCACTCGGTGTCGAATTTCTCAAGCTCCGTGTTCAGGTTGAGGATCACCGACTGGCTCAGGGTCTTGATGCTCAGCCGGTCCATGTCGAAAAAGTCCTCTTCGTTGAGCTTGAACACTTTCCCATCGCGCACCGCCACGTCACCGTAGACGTACGCGCTGTGCTCACGGGTGTAGCCGGTGAAATCAATGGTCTGAACGGTTTTGAGTGCGTCGGTTTGCTCCTCAATGAAGGCGTCCAGCTGCTGGGTGGTACCAGTAAACATCCCGCCCGGGGCAATGCCCAGCAGGCGCTTTTTGAACTCTGCAGAGGAGGCGATCTGCGAGCTGGTGAAGGTGTTCTTGATCGGTGCAGCATCGTGGGCGAACGTGATCCGGAAGTAGTACCAAGACTCGTCGGTGAGTTTGTTTTCCTGGTAGTACAGGGCCTTCGGATTACAGGTAGCTATGCGCTGCAGCGCGCCGCACTGCTGCATAGCCTTGGCCCGCATTTGTTTGTTGTTCAGCTGTTGGTCGTCGTGGTGATCGCTGTCCTCGAGTTCCTGAATCGCTTTGTTGTACTTCTCCAAGTCGAGCTTGAACCAGTACAGGCGATTGCCGAACTCCAAGTGGAATTCGCTGCGGCGTTTCCAATCAAACATCACCAGGGCTTTCTCGGTGGCGTTCTCAGCGATCAGCAGGGCGCCGTAATGCCGCGCAGTGGTGACGTCTTTGTCAACCTGAGCATCGCGCTTCTCGCCTTCATCCAGGAACTGCCAACGCTGGTGCAGATCGTTCCAGTCGACCTTCTTGTTATCCCGCTGAGGGATTTGGGCTGCTTCGCAGGTGAATCCCAGTTCACGGGCCATACGGACCCAGCGCTTGGTGTAAGCGTGTGCACCAGGTTCGTTATCCAGCGCCCAAACAAGCTTTGGCAGGTTGCCTGGGCGAGCCGCTACAAGTGCTTCCAACGATACTGATGGGAACGCGTTTGAGGACATTGCCGATACGGCGGCAATGTTGTGGTGTACCAGGGCGAGCGCGTCGAAGATCCCCTCGACAATCCAGATCTCTTTCGCCTCGAGCACATCGACGCACGGCGGGCACCACCACACGCCTTTATAGGACTCACCCGGCTTGAACCGGGCTTTCATCTTGCCGAAGCGCGCAGGCCGGTCGATCAAGCGTTCCCAGTATCCGCCTTTCTCTAGGGCGAATCGCACCGTCGCGGTTCCAGCATCATGTTGGGTCGAGTAGTACGTATCCTGTGTAAACCAACCAGCGATCAGTGAAATATCGAATCCACGGGCAAACTCAAGGTATGCCCGTGCAGTCGCTGTAGGGGCGCTCTCTGTGGCGGGTACGCGCTTGCTCCAGTCTTCAAAAAGGTCGTCGTAGATCTCTTTTACATGCACTGTGTGGCCGCACTTTTCTTGGCGTCCACAGATGAGCTGCCACGGACTGTCGAAGCGGGTGTACAGCTCTTTTTTGTTGCACTTGGGGCAGATTCCACCACGCATGTAGTTGGTGGGGACGCGATGTTTAAGACCGAATTCGGACTCAATGCGTTGCAGGACGTCGTGACGCAGATCGTCTCTCATGGTTATTTCACTGCTTTCAGGCTGAGGCCGAGGCTATGGGTGAGGGCGCCGATCAAGTGTTTTTGAGCGGCCATCACAGGGCTGTTGGCAAGGATCGATCCGTGGCGTAAACCATCGGGAATCAGGCGGTACTGGTCTGCATACCAAAGGTCGTTGAAGCTGAGACGATATTGCTCGCGCAGGCTGGCCAAGAGCGCTTTCGCCTGATCGGGAGTCAGTTTTGCGTTGATGTTCATGGCGTTTTTCATCGTCAAACCTCAATTTCGGGCGCAGCTCACCCAAACCCATGGGGGTGGGACAGGCGGATTATTGGTTGGGTGTTAGGAAGCGGTTACGCGGAAACGACCGTTGTCCGGTGCGTTGAGAATTCGTTCGTAGATCAGGCTGACCGGAACTGCCCATGCGTTACCTGTGGCAGGGTCCATAATGACGGTGTGTGTCGCCGTGCTGCTGACGATGTCCAATCGCTGCCGATCGCGAATTGCTGACATATCGGAACTGGCCAAATGCACCATCTTCTCAGCGGTTGTCGTCAGCACGTCATAGTCAGTTATCAGGTGATGTACAGCTCGATCGAACAACTGCTGATCGTCGCCCAGATGTTCACATTGGTGACGTTCCAGGAACACAAGTGCAGCGGCTTTGAGGCTGTCCTGATATTCCTGTACCGGCGGCGGAATGTTCATTGTTTTTTCCCCGGATTGGCACGGTATAGGTCGATGGCTGCCAGCACTTCGGCGTGACGTGCGGCCATGTGGACGTTGTGAGCGTTTAGGATTATTTCCGCTTCTTCTGCACTGATAGCGCCGTCTTCCAATGCTTGGGCAATCGCTTGGTCAACACATCCACGCTTTGCCGAAACCTGAACTGATCGGGCGTACAGCTCGACGTTATCCAACGTTTCTGGGTCGACGACCGGGACAAACAGACCGCCGTACATTTGTGCAACATAGTTTGGGAGGTGGCTGGTGCCGCTTACTTGTTCCAGCGTGAAAATCTGGGCATCACTGAGCGGACTGCACCCCGCGTTTTCATAGGCGTGGTTGTCGAATTTTTTGACCTTCATATCTAAGCGAGCTGCTGCGCCTTCACGTCCACCGGGGTAGCTGCGAATAATTTTGCTCATGGCGTCCTTGCGTGTTTCTAGAACCGGGCTTTTCATTTTCTACTTTTCCCTGTTGATCACGGCCGTTACTGTTCAATAACGCCGTCTTTGATTTTGAGCAGCACGGCGGCGCGATGTGCCTCCCCACGGCGACCTTTGATCCGACCGTTCAACAGGTCGCTGACTAAATTTTTGTTCAATCCGTTTTTCCGGCTGAACTCCGCAATACTCATACCTTTGCGATCCAACGCCTCTCGGGCTTGCTCGGGTGTAACGGTGGCGGGCATAGTGCGCACTCTGTTCGATTGTGTTTACTTGTGTTTGTCTGTGGTGATTCTTGGTCAAAAATTTGATCAAGTCAATGGCGGTGAATAAAAAAATGCTCATAGCGGATGGTGTAGGTGAACGCCTAAAGGAAGAGCGCGAGCGCTTAGGTTTGAATCAAACAGAGTTTGGAGCTCTTTTAGGTGTAAGTCGGGGAACGCAAAAGAACTACGAGCAGGGAGCGAACTCGCTCGACCTTCGCTATGTTTCGGCTCTTGAGGAACACGGTGCCGACGCGGCGTTTGTACTGACAGGCCGTCGTTGCACGCCACTTGGCCAACTGTTTTCAGCGGACGAGGAGGAGCTGATAAATCAGTTCCGGAGTATTACGGAAGAGGATCAAGCGGCGATCCGCCGTTTTCTTCAAGCGATGGCGGATGACGCTGCTCGCCAGCTGATTTAACTTGTAACAATTCGTTTAGGTTGTTTTCTGCGAGCTCCATTTCAATGTGTGCAACCGCCCCGATTACGGTTCAGCAATGCATTTTATGGAGTAGTACGCATGTTGGATCGCATCAAGAAAGAGCCCGTTTACGTTGGGTTTGTCGACTTCGAATGGCAAAGCCTAAGCAATGTGGAACGCCGCCTCATTGATCTTTACCGGGCATTGAGTGACAAGGAGAGAGCTCAGATCCGTCGGCTTTCCGAGGTGCTTGCCATCAATCCAACAGAGACAGGCAAGAGCTCTTGATTGCTTAAGCAGTCTTTTGTGTAGCTGATCGCCGACGCCTTCGGGGTCGGCGGTTTACAGCTCACGCCACTGCCTGTGTTCCCAACTTCTCAAATAGCTCGCGCTGTTTTGCCTTGGGCATCTCTTTCAAGCGATCGAGCAACATCCTTTCGTATGACTGAGCCGACGGGCTCAGCGTGTGAGAAAACGTCAATTCCGCAACCCATGTGTGCCCGCACTTTGCATCCAGGCACTGGCAGTACAACTTCACGAAATCCACGGAAAACTTCTCTCTTGAAGCGATCCGTCCTCGGTGTCCGCACTTGCATTCAACTCGCATTGTGTCCCTCCCCAGGGCATCCAATTACCGCCATTTTGCCATAGTGCGCAGTGGTAATCTCTTGTGTATCGATTTTACTAAGTTGAAACAACTGCGTCATTTGGGGTTTTCCAGGTGAATCGCCTGTCTTCGCGTAGCGAATCATTCAGCTGGTTGAACAACTGGCAGATCGGACGAATCTCGTTGCTGGTGTACACCCGATCGATCTTCTCGATATCACCAAAACCCGCGTTGTTTTCCGGAATGATGCCCGCCAATGCTGGGTTCATCCGCCAGGCGGCGATCACGTCGTTACGCGTAATGTTCTTGACCTTCTCCAACTCGTCTTTGGCCTGGAAGTCACCCACCGGGATGATCTGAATCGCCTTCTCGGTACCGCCCGGGATGTTCACGAACAGCGATCGAAAGTTACCCACACCCTTACTCGCACTGATCTGATCGCGCAGCGATACTTCGTCTTCCTCGGTCAGGTTCGGGTCGTTGGTGTAGAAGATGTAACCTGCGTGTGCGCCGTTGCTGTAGTAGCGCCGGCGAAAGAGGGTAGCGGCTTCATTGAGCAGCAGCGCCTGCATGCCGCCCAGGTACTCGGGCACGCCGTAGATGTTTTGTTCCACGTCGTAG